TTTTCCCTCTTTAACCCAACTTGAAACATAATAATCAGCTCCATTGATAGTTGCTTTTCCCTGATAGTGCGGGTGCGTTTCTTTTTCTCGCTTGTTGTTAGTGAATAACGCTCCACTGTTGTCTTTCTTTTCCATTTTTACTTGTTTATATTTGATTATTATTTACAAACCATTTAGAAACCTCGTTTATCGATTCAAAATTTATTACCTCGAATTTATTTGATTCAAAGTTGAAGTTTACTAAACTCAATGTTTTTATTGCTTTTTCAAAGTTGCATATCTTACAAACTTTAACCACTCCCAAATCTGATTTTAACTGATATTTTCTATTTGACTTATTGAACTCAGATAAAGGCAGGTTTCTTTTACAATTAAAACATTCTTTCATTACTATTTACTTGTTCTCGGAACGTATAAATTTGTAAATCTTTCACGACTGCAACAAAATTCTCTTATCGTGTTTTTGGCGTTTTGCCTAATTACTTCATACCAAACTTTAGTTGATTTTATTTCTTTGATTTGAACGACTTGGTCGGTTCTTGTTACGTTGGTATAATATCCCATTTCTTTTAGTTCTTTCATCTTATTCTGATTTAAAGGTTAATTAATAAATTGTTATAATAATCCCTGCATTCTTCTACTCGTTGTTTAATCTTTTCGATTATTTCTTCGTCTTTTGCTATTTTAAAGACTTTTAAACGCTTTTCTTTTGGGATGTGGTCAAAGTTATGTTTCTTCTGCACAAAGTCTCTTACATCTAAACTTTCATCTATTAAGTTTTGTTTCCAATGTTCACGCCTTACTTCGTCCTCAACTATCTGAAAAGGTGTGTTTACTAAGCAGTAACAAAGTAATGCTTCGTCTTTTCCTGTTAACCACATATAACCTTGTAATTGATAGTAGTAATCTTTGTTCGGGCATTCGGTTTCAAAAAATGGAAAAGTAGTAGCATCCCAACTGCATTTAACATCCAAAAGAATTTCATTCGTGTTTACGTCTGGAGTTCCAGTTAAATAATCGTTTGTTAGATTCTCTTCATTCTTGTAAATAAAGCCTAAGTTCAACACATCGTTAACAAGTGCTATGCCTTCATCTTCTACTTCGTTGCCTTTATCCGTGTACCTACCCCAAAACTCCTTACGGATTCCGTATTTATGTTCGATCGCAAGTTCCTGAATGTAGGTCTTTGTAGTTTTAGAAAGAACCTCCCCTTTTGTTTTAGGGGAAGTCATCAATTTTCCTATTTGTGATGCTCTTATTTTCATATCAGTAATAATGCTTTTTGTTGAACTTCATTTAATTCGAACTTTGCTTGTAGTTCCTCGGCTGTAAATTCACCGTTACGGATAGCTTCTACTGCTTTTAAGAATCGTTCACCTTGTATTGTAGGCTTTTTTGCTTCCGTGTTTTTAGGTTCTTCTTTCTTATTGTCTTTTGAATCAGGGTCACTTTCCGTTTCATCAATTAAAAATAAACCATTTAAAGCGTATTTACGAGCGTAACTTGAAGCCGTTCCAGTACATTGTTCGCTTGACATTCCTTTGTGTTCGCTAAGTTCTGCCCAACCTAAAACTTCTGCTATGCCACCTTCGCATTTTAAAGTTGCTGTAGCTTTTAAAAATAGTTTGTTTCCTACTTGTTCAATGCTATCACTAAGAATTAACGTTGCTCCGTGTTTTAGTAAAATAGGTTTTGCTGATTCTAAAATTTGCTCAGCACTACGATATTTGTAATTACCAAACTTGTTTAAACTTCCCTTTGGACATTTTAATTCTGCCTGAATTTCTAATAACTTTTTCATAACGTATAATTTAATTGTTTGACAAATATAACTATTCTTTTTAATATAACAATGGATAACAAAAAAAATTATAAAAATTTTTTAAGACCTTGCGCACATCGTTCTATACTGTTTGCTCGCTCCTGAAGGCTTTGGATTTGTTCTTGGATAGTTTCCTTGCAATCGCTTGTAAAGTAGCCGTTAGACGTAGCTATTAAAGGAATTATGCCATTTGTGCGTATGTAGTTAACTATCTTACGTAAACGCGGACCATTCATTTTAGTTTTATAGCCTTTCGTGTTTAGGTATTCGTTCATTCGAGTTACTATTAACTCCGACTTTATTGGGTTTTCCTTTTTGTAATTACGAAATCCATGAACAACGATAGGCAGTATTTCCATTTCTTCGCTTGTAAGTTCGTGTGTGAACTCTTCAAAATTTGTTATGCTCATTCTATTTTGATTTAAAAGTTTCATTGTAATAATCTTCTGCATAACCATAATCAATGCATCCAATTCCTGATTCGTGCGCCCACATTATCTGCTCTTTTTCTATTTCTTTAGCTTTATATAATTGAGCAATTAAATCGTGAATACACCAATTAGAACACCCTTTTTTTTGTTGTTCAATAAAATATTCAATTAATTCATCTATTGCTGTTTTCATAATTTAAGTTTAAAACCCATAACGCATTACATCTTCATATTCAGCTAAACTCATTTGATCGTAATGGTCTTGCGCTATATCTCCATTTAGTTCGAATCGTGTTTTTCTAATTTCACGTTCTTTGGCTTCCGCGTTTTCGATGTTACGCAAAATCATTTTTAAAGTGTTTCTCAAATGGTTTTCGCCCATTAAATCAACATCAATCTTTTGACCTGTTTTAGTAGTCCAATAATACTTTTTCATAATTTTAGTTTTAATTGTTTCTCAAAATTAACTATTCTTTTTAATATAACTCTATTTCTTTTATTTTATTTTTGTAAATAGCTATTATTTCTTTTAGTTCCTCTATTGTAAACTTCCGTGTTTGCTTACTTTCAGCTTCTAAAATGTTAAATCTTTGTTCACCTATCTTTGAAATAAGGCGCGTTCTATATTCCAATAAATTGCCTGATAAAAATTGATTACAAGTAATGCATGAACTATGAACGTTATCTTCATTAAATCGAACGTTATAATGATTATTAGCATTCCAAAAGTGAGAAGCATTTACACGTCCCGTAATTGGTTTATCACAGCTTATACAAGGTAAGCCCTTATCTCTTATGTTTATATACTTGTTAAACACTTGTTGGGCTAATTTAAGGTAGTCGGATAGTGTCATTAAATCCTGCTTCGCTTTTTGTTTCGTCTTTTTCCATTGTTTCGCCTTTTCGGATTCTACCCAAACACGTACGCATTTAGGTTCTAAACAGTACTTTTGATTAAAGCGGATAGGCTCAAACTTCTCTTTGCAGTTTTTACAACGTGGCATCTTTCATTTTTAATTCCATTTCTAAATCTTTTACTTTAAATTTTTCATCCATCAATAGCTTTTCAAGTCGGAAGTTTTGCTGTAATGCTGCCCTTAGTTCTTTCTCCATGCTGTCGTAAGCTATCTTTACTTCTTGTAAGTCTTTTAAGCTTTGCTCCATTGAGTTTATTAAATCAGTTCTTGTTCCGTGTTTTTGTTTAATCTCCTCAAGGCTTAGTTTAATCTTTAAATAAGTAGTATCTAAGTTTACTTTGCCAGTTATAATTGTCAATTCGTTCATTTATTCGTGTTTTTGCTTGTTATAATTTGCAATTTAATTCTTCAGCGGTAAGCGCAAAGTATAAATTTTGTAATTCATGAAGGTATTTTATATGCTTATCCATAATTCCTTTTGCTCTTAGTTCATAAAAATAACCAATTCCAGTAGCTCCTTTATTGTCACCCCATTCCGTTTCCCAAAGAGCAAATCCATTCAAGTACCAAGTATCAACTGCAAATTCAAACCCTAACTTTAATAACCATTCTTTTGTTATTTCAATAGGTGTCAAACAAATTCCAATATAAAAACTACTCGTATTATCGTGTATTTTCACACTATTATTTGTTCTAATTTCAGTCACCATAACGGGACCTTGTTTTCCGTTTAAATAGTTTCCTATTCTTAATTCATTTGTTTTCATAATCAAAAAGGGTTTTGTTTCATCTTTTCGCTAAACGAAAGTAATTCTTTTCCGTTTACTATATCGGGTTCAATTAAAGGAAGTTGTTTAGCAGGAAAACTATTTGAAACCGTGACATTTTGTAACGGGTTGACTGAATTAATTTTAAACCCTAATCCGTTATTAAACTCACAAAGTATTGGTTCATCTAATCTCGTATGCATTCCGCCAGTATCCATATCTTTAACTTTCTCTACGTTTACCATAGTATAATACTTCATTGATTCGTGTTTTATTAGCCTGTGAATAACAAACATATCATCGCATCTATTTAAAAAAGCCTTGCCACCCTCAATGTGGTCTTTCAATGGTGGTTTTAAATGTCCTTTCCACATATGATTTTCAGAGTATAAATTACCACTCCTACCGCTTTCACTATTTGGGTGCGTGTTTATGTAAATTGTTATTCCTGTTTCGTTAACAAATTGCCGTGCTTCATTCAAAAATTGATAGTTGCCTTCAAAATTCATAGCCCTATCTAATCCAGTAAACGGGTCAATTAATGCAGCATCGCATTCAGAATCCTTAAATAGCTTTAAAAGTTCACTTGGCTTGTAAAGTTTATCATTCGGAATAAAATCAAAGTATTGTTCTAAGAATGTAGCTGTGCTTAATATCTTTGAATCCTCTATTTCAGTAAACTTTTGTCCTACGTACATCTGAATCATGTCTCTAAGTATTTGTCCTTTTTGGTTTTCACCGCTCCAAATACAAAATCGTAGTTCGTGTTTTACTGCAAGTGTTAAGAAATACCAATTTATCCAGTAAGTTTTACCTACGTTGTCGTGTCCGAGAATAATGTTAAGTTGTTTACGTTTAAATCTAAGGTGGTTATCTAAGTCGCAACCTATTGAATAACCTTTCTTAATTTTTCCGTGTTTATAATCAAGCAAGTATTGTGCTGAATCTCCTTTCATAATCCTAATTGTTTGTTAACGTATTCTACTAATGGGTCAATAACTTGTTCTTGTTTAGGTTTTACCCAAGTTCNAATAGCTGCTTTCCAATCCTTCATTTTGTTTTTACCAACCATCCAACCTTTTGACTCGTAAAAGTTAATAAATTTTACCCCATCAACGTCTAAATTGTTTTGCATACAATATTCCAAAACATCGTTGAAAGTTGGTATTATAAACTTCTTTTCATTCTTATCATTCTTGTTTGTTGTTAGTTGTTTGTTAGTTGTTTGTTGTTCGTTTGTTAGTTGCATGTTAGTTAGTTCGTTTTCTTGTTGGTAACATTCATATTTACAGATAGTTACAATAGTAAATTTGTTTGTTGTTTGTATGTTAATTTCATTTGTTTTTTCAAACTTTTTTAAAAGTGTTCTAATCGTCTGCAAACTAATTCCCGTATCGATTGAAATCTTACCAAAAGACGTAACAAATTGACCTTTCTTAATATCAATTCCTTGCCATTGTCCGTCCTTATGATTAGCTTTTAATACTAAATACATAAACAAATGCACAGCTTCGCTCTTATTAAACCACTCCCAGTCTAAAAACTTGCGATGTATTTTAATCCAACCACTCATTAGAAAGGAGCTTTAATTTTTGAATTTTCAAAATGATTTACGTAATTATAATACAAAGTGTATTCACCTTGATTATTAATTTTAGCTTGAATAAACTTTGCAAAGCTTCCAGCTAATTCAATACGACCCATAAATTCATTTGGGTTTTGAACTCTTTTTTCAAATGTTGCCAAATCACTGAATGTTACACCATCTTCGAAACATTCTTTTAAATTGTAAATAACTACTCTTTTCATAAAATAAAAATTTTAGTAAATAAAAAAAACCCCATTAAATCCGCAGGCTCTCACTTCTGCTTCATTAACGAGGTTAATAACTTCTTTAAGTTCTATGGTGTGAGAGCGAACCGTTTACAAATATACAAACTATTTTTTAATCTTCTTCAAAATTCTTATAATAATTATT